TCAGTGGGTGTTGCCTATCCAGGGCTTCGCGGGCAGCGGCGGCCGCACGGCCGTATCCAGCTTTCGGCTCACTGCTTGCGCGGTGCTTGCGGCTTCATCGACCTTCGTCGCCGTCGCGCTTACCTTCTTTTCGACCTGCACGCTGGTCTGCTGTGCGGCAGTTGCGGCCGCGGTCGCCTGCCGCGCCTGCTTCAGCATCGCCGCGGTCGTCGCATCGCTGATCCGCGCGCGATCGCCCAGGAAGCGCAGCGTATAGGCCGCGAGCTCGCGCGTGTCCGCCATCTGGTTGCGCAGATCGTCGAGCGCGGCCACGTCGTGCTGATTCATGCTTGTGAGGTCATCGATGCGGCCTTTGAACTCACGCACGCACGCCTCGCGCTCTTCGCTGCGCACCAGCGGCATCCGGTCGACGAGCTGCATCCGCTCGCGCTGGTTGATCCAGTTCATCACCCCGGCGCCGGCGGCCATGGCCAGCAGCACCACCATCGCGAACAGCACGAAGATGTCGATGCGATGCCAAAACGCCTTCAGTCGTTGCCCTTTCGTCATGGCGTGTCCGTCGGCCGACGGCCTCCAATCTGTGCCTGCAGTTCAACGATCCGACGATCCTTCTCCGCCAGACTGAGCATCAGCGCCTCGATCTTCAGGCGGTCCTGGAGCCGGTCCTCTGCCGCCTGCTGAACCATCTTGCGGTACCGCGCCTCGGAAACCGACAGCAGCCGCCGATAGCGCGTCTCTCGGGATATCGCTTTGTGGTACTGGGCCTCCCATTCTTTCGATGCGCGGGCGAGGCTCTCGAGGGTCGACGCCTCGATCTCGTCGCGGCGCATCTCGAGCTTGTCGCTCGATTCCGTCTTCCGCACGCCGGAGATCTCCCTGCGTGCGCGCAGCCAGCCGGCTGACATCGTGCCGGCGAGCACGGCAAGCGATGCCGAAATTCCCGAAAGCAGCTTTACAAGGCTCATATCGTCGCCGGAGGTTGGCATAGGCTCTTATGCTCCTTGAATGATTCTGACAATAAAACAGCAATAGGCGGCGTATATACCGACGGCGATGTATCGGCTTTGAGGGAAACGGCCGCGCCTTACGGACCCTGATAGAATTCGAAAAAATTAGAAAGGGTTCGTAATGGGTATCTATCGTCTACTCCTAGCTGTCGCCGTCATGCTTTCGCATATCGGCATCGCATGGTACGGCCACAATCCCGGCGTCATCGCAGTTGTGTCCTTTTACCTTTTGAGTGGTTACGTCATGACCGCTTTAGTGCAGCGGCATTACACAACCCTGGACAGCATCCCGTCGTTCTATCTCGATCGGATGATGAGACTGTTCCCGCAGTTTCTTTTCTACAGCCTGCTCACGCTCGCGCTTATCATCTGCTTTCATCCGGCGTCGGATTTCATTTCTGGACTCACACCAGCGACGGCAGCCCTCAACCTGACGATGCTGCCGCTTAACTTCTTCCGATATTTCCCGAACGCGCTAACGATCCCTCAGGCGTGGTCGCTTGGACTGGAGTCGCAGTTTTATCTGGCAATTCCGTTCATTCTGATTCTGCGACTGCGCGTGCCTGTCCTTTTGTTGTCGCTCGCCTTCTTTCTGCTTCCATATCTCGGCGTTCTGGACAGCGATACATGGGGCTATCGCATGCTGCCGGGAACGCTCTTTGTGTTTCTTCTGGGAAGTTTTCTTCGAACCGGCGAGCACAAAGCTCTAACGATGTTTGCGTATGCAGCGTGTGCCATTCTGCTTGGCGCCGGGATCGCGGGCAACGCGATTCGATTCCCTTTGTTTGAAGTCCTATTTGGAGTCGTGATCGGCGCCCCGATTGTCTTGGCACTAACAAAGATCCGCTTCGGTCGGCTAGAGGAGTTTGCCGGAAATCTCAGCTATGGCATGTTTCTCAACCACTTCTTTATTCTCTGGTCATTCCAGATCGCCGGATTTCATCAAGATTCAAAACTGTATATTCCCGGCCTGCTAATTGCATCCGTCATACTGGCTTGGGGCTCATACGAACTCGTCGAAAAACGGGTAATCTCCCTGCGCCACGCATTGCGCAAGAGATCCCCAGCTTCAAGCGAGTATGTTCCCGCCTCGGAGCATTTGAAGGCCGAATAACATCAAGATTGCGTTGGCGATGGCAAGCCCGGAGCGGACGCACTGGTGGCGGCATAGAACGCCGCCCATCTGGCATCATTCGCCTCGACGGTGCCGAGATTAGTGTAAACCGAAGGATCTTGCGGCCCAGCAAAATATGCAACGATCTTTTGATCCGTCGAATCGGCAAATTGTACATTGATGGTTGCATTCATCATACGTCCTCGTTAGATTGAGTACCCCGAAACGTAGATAACATACAATGGAGTTCCGGCCGTGGATGTAGCCGTATAATAAATCGTCTGCGGCGTTGGCGGTGTGACAGAATAATTTCCATAAAATGGAACGGTAGCCGTCAACGAGGGGTTTGAGGTATTCTGCTGGCCGCAATTATTTGCATCCGAATAGACGGAAATAATCATGCTGCTCGTTGCGCTTGACGAAAGCCCCATCAGCCCGCTTACCAGCTTGGCATTCATGGGCACTGCGGAGGATAGTGAAAGCGCTGTGGGTGTGCTGGCAGATGTAGCAGTGGTCAAGACGTTGGTTGATGGGACCGAGAATGTCCGATCAAGCTGATAGCCGATCTTGAACTGGCCGCTCGCATTCGTTGCCCACACGCCCAAAAGCGCACTAGCCGTATAACCGCTCACCGGGTTTGAACCGCCATATACATTCGGCGCCACTGAGCTTGTAGCGTTCGTGTAAAGCAGCCCCTTCGCGCCAGTAGTCGGGTTATAGACTGCATACTCTGCAACGAATCCACTTACGGGAGCAGACCCGGTATCCATCCCGTTGAGTCCAGTCGTCGCAAGGTTGCCAGTGCCACTGAAGCTAGCCAGCACGGTCTTTTGACCGCCCAGAGCAGATCCAACGACGATCTCATCTGCCGTAATCGTTTTCGTCGACGATGCTGCTGCGACTTTCGAAACCAGATTGCGACGGTCCCCGATCACCGCTGCCGACTGAGCTATCAGGGCTCGAATGGCGGCGAGAATCTGTGCGTTATTTGTGCGATCAGGTGCGATGTTTGCTCCACCCAATATCGCTATCAGCTCTTCCTGAATCGCGTTGTATTGGTAGGACGGCCAACGCGTCGCAGGCACATTGGTCGCGGCGTTACCGTCGGTCGCACCCTGCGGTGTGCCGGTGGTCGGCGCAGTATCCGCCTGGGCCATCGGCACTGAATTCGCTGCAATGAGTCGATCCATGTTCGGTCAGTCCGAATACGAGAAGTTGAGAATGGTCTGAGCAGGAGCAATGCGCTCGAGCTCGCACTGAAGAACGTTGTTGCCCCATGTGGCGAATGGCGTGCCGAAGGAACCACCGAAAGTGAGATGGTTGATCGTGAATGTCGGAGCGTTCACTTGCCATGCATACGCCCAGTCGTCCCCCCCGAATGGCAAACCAAACGCCATGCCGAACTGCGCGGGCACGAACTGGCTGATCGTGATCGCATAGCCGATAGCGCTCGCGACGGCAGTGAAATACGGAATCGATTGGCCGCCGCTCGCTGCCAGACGACCCACTACCTGTGCGACGCGCTGCTCGGTCGTCGGCGCTTCGCCGGCGCACGGATCAGGAAGCCCAAGTGTCGATTCCCACTCTGGTAGCAGCTCGTAGGTCGATCCCGGAAAAGCATCGATAAGCAGATTGTTGGCACGCGCGTTCAGGCGCGCGAATACCGGTGTGAGCGTGCCAAGCACTTGAGATTGCGTCGCGTCGCTGTCACGCGGCCACACACGACCGCGCGGCAAATGAGCCTGCAACGCGCGGAGATAGTCCGCAGCGCTGTAATTGGGTGCGAGCATGGTTCAGACGTAGTTGACAGTGCCGAGCACCGGCAACTGGCCGGCGCTCATGGTGATATTCGCATTGGGAGAAAGCGACGTCGTCACGCCCGCGACCGTGCTCGTAACTGCGGTGATCAGATAGCCGCTCGTACCCGAGACCGAATTCACCGCGCCCGTGATATCGGACCAGTCGATCGTCCCTTTAGGCTGACCATTCCGAAAGAAAACGTCCGACAACGCCGAATTGACCGCGGCCTGAGTGGTACTTCCCACCGCGCTCAATCCGGAGATCGTGAAGCCGATCTGGTTTTCGATTGGCGAGCACGCGTAGACGAGCGCCGTCACCGGCTGTTCGCTGACTATTGCGTCCGCGACCGTCAGCTGGTCGCCAATGGCGACGACACCCCGTGGAGTGCCGGTCGGGCCTTGATCGTGCTGCGAGACGCCGTTCGTTCCCTGTGGGAAACCGGCGTGGGCCGATTCGACGAGGTCCATCATGAAGTAGACGACGACGGTGCCGGGCCCGAATCCATTGGGTTGACACCAGGCACGCGTGACGCCCGCGATGGCCGTTGCCCATTGCACGTAGTCGTTTTGATCGCCGCCCTGCGCCGGGTTCTGATACGCGTCCATCACGCGCGTGCGATAGGCTTCCTGCTGCTCAACGTCCGCGCCAGGCTCGACGGTTCCGGAGACAGTGCCTGTCGAAGGGATCCCCGCGATCGCAGACGTAAGTGTCATCGATGTGCCGTTATCGCAGTTGGCTGCGCTGCCAGCCACTGTCGCCTGCACTTCAACAGTCACGGTGCCATCGGTCGCCACCTCCGTCGACGACAGGACGGTGTAGAGCGTGTTGTCCTGCCGCGAGATCCCCGCGCCCGCATTTATTGGTGTGCCCGGGACCGCTCCAGTGAAGAGGACATTCAGCACTGTTGCGGTGGCTTTCTTCAGGTAGGTGCTCTTGAGCGCGCCCCAGCCGGCAAGATATTCGTCCTGGGCGGTCCACGGCACCGCCTGTTTCGCAATCCAGTCGAGATAGCCATAGACACCCCAGATCAGAGCGGCCAGCGCTGCGCCAAGAATCTTGAGCACGGCCTTCTGGAGGAACGCGAGGATCGAACTGAAACCCGTCTGGATGTCGCTCCAGATCTGCGTGCGCAGCTCGGTAAGAGTTGGTCTGGAGTACGGCATTAGTTTGTTCCCCACGCCCAGTTATAGGTCTGCGGTGCGCCGCCGCCGGGCGGCCATGCGACGATCGTGCTGGCCAGCATGTCCGCGCGCGCCCACTGCACGCCTACATCGAAGCGCGCGACGACGCTCGTATCGATGAGCCATTGAATCGCCTCGACGATATAGTCGTAGGCATCGCGAAGCGTTTCGTCAGTGGGCGATTTGCGCCGTGCGAGCAGCCATAGACGAGAGCCCGTGAGGCCCGTCGGGTCGTCCGTGCCGTCGTCGCCCCACCAGCCGCGCCGGTCGTTCGAGCCGTCGGGGATGACGTCGTCATCCGCGGCCTCGCGATCGCTGAACAGGCTGAACAGCAGGGCTGTCTGCAGGTCGTCGCCAGTCGCGATGTCGTTGGCGAGCAGCTGCCAGTCTCCGCGCCCATTCGCGGCATCCCAATAGATCTTGATATCGCTCATTCGGTCACCGTCGGGGTGCCGGTATTGATCGTGCTGCCACCGGTCTGGATGTTCACGATCGGGTGTTTGTGCTCGTCGTACAGTGCGCGGTCTGCTGCCATGCTGCGACCTGTCGTATCGCAGTTGTCGACGATGTCGCCCGTGCACTCGAGGAGCGGTGTGACCATGCGGACCTTCGTGGCGGCATTGATCGTCACGGTCGTTGCGTTATCCACCTCAACCGGTTGCCCATTGGCCGCAACCTTGATGCCGCCGCTGGCCGTGAGATAGATCTGCTTCCCGTCCTGCGTGTAGATCACGCTCTCGCCCGGCGCGAGATTTCGGACCCGATATTTCTGGTGGTTAGAAGCGACGATCACGCCATTACTGCGATCGCCGCCGACGAAGACCATGGCCACATCGCTACCCTCAGGCGGATTCGAGCTGAAGCCGAAATCATGGACGACCGGGATGTTGTCGATCGTCTCGAGATCGTTCACCGTCAGCTGCACCATCTGCACCGGGCCCGAATCCTTCACCAGATTCACGCGCGCGCGCCCAATGATGTTTAGAATGCGCCGTGCCGCACGGTCCATGAACCCTTTACTCATCGCGTCGCCCCGGTAGTACTCGCGTCGACGAACATCGGCTGCAGCGCGATCGGCTCGGCCGCATACGCCGCCGGATCCATGATGATCAGCTCTGCCGTCGTGCCCTCTTCTGCGTTGCGCTTGTACGTCACCTCGCCGATGAGCCACGTTTGCTGCGAGATCTTCAGCTTCGGGATGTCGACATAGACGAGCGTGTTAGGCGTCCACAGCGTGCCCGAGGCATCCCGCCAGCTGTCGGTCTTCACCATCACCATCGCCGCGCGCCCGGCGCGCCGGTTCATCTCCCAGATCGCGCGCCGGCGCGCGAGATCCTGAAATCCCTGCACGGCCTCGGCGACGATGTAGCGCTCGCGCACGCGCTTCACGCCGACGTCGCTCACCGTAGCGATCATGTTCGGCCCGATCCCGGCGTCCGTGAACGACAGAACCGATTGCGCGAAACACGTGTACGACGAGAACCGGTCGCGCGCCGAATAGACGACCGACGCTTCCTGAATGTTCAGGCCCTGCACGAGTCCGCCAGCAGCCTGCACACCCGAATTTGAACGCGCAAGCCGCAGACTCCCATCCGGCTCGTCATAGACGAGCAGCTGGCTGAAGCGACTCACGCGCTCGATGATCTCGAATGGCGTCTCGCCGATGAAGACGTTGAATTGAGGGATCGCGATCAGGTCGCTGACGTCGCACTTCACCGTGATGCCATAGTGCGCCGCCAGTTTCGTGGCGACGTCCAGCGCAGACGTTCCGCTGATCTGCCCGTTCGGCCACACGGCCGAGCAATCGACCAGATCCTCACATTTGCTGCGGCCGGCCACGCGCACAGTGTGCGTATCCGGACCGATCGACGGGATGTAGTCGTCGATGTAGCCGGTCAGCACGAGATCGGCGCCCAGATCGATGAGGCATTCGTCGCCCGGCTGCACGACGACCTCGGTCACGATGTCCTGCTCGATCTGCTCTTCCGTAAGCCCGATCTCGAAATCGGAGACACAGCGCTCGATGCCACGCGTCACGCGGATGTCGGTCCAGCCAGTAATCGTCTGGTCGCCGACGCTCAGAAACAGTTCATCGTCCATCGATCAGTTCGAAAGCGCCTGAAACGTTGCGGGCATGAAGAGCGGATGAACGGGCGCGACCTGCTGCACGAGCTGGTCGGCGCGCGTGGCATCGCCGTAGATCCGATGGGCCAGCACCAGCGCCGGCAGCGAGCCATTGAACGACATGGTCGACAGCGACGCGAGGTCCGCGCCGCGCGCCTGCAGATCCTCGACGACGGAGTTACGAAGCGTGCGCAGCGCGGCGAACGAATTGTCGTCGCCGGCGTCGGCCGCAGTCTCGATCTCGCTGTCGAGCAGGGTCGTGACCGTGGCGATCATCGACGTCGCATCGTCATATGAAGACGGCTGGTAGACGGACACGGACTGCGCGAGCTGAGAGATCGCCGCTCGGCGCAACAGCGCCGACGTCGCCGCCTCCATGGTCGACATGGCGCTGCCGATCGTCGATGTCATGTAAGTGCCGCTCGGCGCGAAGCTCGCGAGCGATGACAGCGATCGGATCGCGTCCGCGGGGCTCGACATCGTCGCGGCCAGCGCTGCGGCATAAGACTGGCCCGCAGAATTGAGCGCGTCTGACGATGACGGATTGGCGGCCGCCACCGTGAGCGCGGTTCCCGCCTGCGTGAGTGCAGCTCGAGCTGTGGCATCCGCGTTGAGCAGCTGCTGCGCTGTGGTGCCCGCCGGCGCAGACTGGTTCGATCCGCTGTAACCGGAATTGCCAGCTCCGAAGAAGCGCCCGAAATTCCCCGCCAGCGTGCTCACGGAGTTCGCGAAACGCCTCACGTCATTGACTGCCGTCACGCCCAGCTGAACCCAGCTCACCGCGACGCCCACGCCCGTCTGGACGATCGCGGCGCCCTCCTGAATCGCGGCCGCGGTCGACTGGACAAAATCGAGCGCCGCACCCAGGCCGAGCGCGTCCGCGGCACTCTGCAAGAGCGACGTCGTGTCGCTCACCGACGAGGTATCCGACCTCACGCCGTTGCGCATGAACGCAAAGCGCACCACGATCACGCGGCCATGCTCGAGGCTCTCTCCAGCCTCCGCGGCGAGGCACGAAACATTCTCGATGCGGCCGAACGTCGGGTGCACCAGCGTCTGCGCCCCGCTCTCGCAAACCGTCACCATGCGATCGCGCTGGCCGATGACCGCACCGCCGCCATAGACACGGCTGTTCTCGACCAGAAAGCCGAAGATCTCGAACCGGCGCGGCAGCTTGCCGAGCTCTTCGACCCAGGCGTCGTCGCGGAAGGCGTACTCGTGCACCGCGTTGCGCGTGCCGAACTTTGTGTTCGTGCTGACGACGGCGAACGGCACGCCGCCGTACGATGCCTGGCGCAGCGATCCCCACCACGAATTCGCCGACGGCCCGGTGAGCAGCGACGCAAGCTTGCTGGTCGCGGACGCGACGCCGCCGATGCTGCCGGCCAGATTCGTCAGCGATGCGATGCTCATATTGCAGGTTCCATGAGTGCAGAATCGCCCACGTTCGTGGACGCCGTCGTGTTGCCCGTCGTGCGCACGGTCGCGCGCGTGCCAGGCGGCGCGTTCGGCAGCTCGACCTTCACATGCACCGTGCTGTCCCTGCTCTGCGCGACGCTCTGGTTCACGGCGACCGCGTCGGCTGCACGGCTCGAGGCTTCGCCATCGACATCCGCCGGCCGCTCATAGAGCCGCGAGACAACGTCGCCCGCCTGCGCTGCGGTTTGCGCTTGTGCCAGCGCGTCGCCGGCGCGCTTCTCGGAGCCCTGCCGCATCTCGTAGTCGACGAACTGCAGCTGCTGGTCGAGCGTCGAGTTGCGGATATCGATGCCGAAGCGCTTGCGGAACGCGTCCTGCCGGTCTTGATGCCACTGCCCGAGTCCATAGGCCGTACCGTTGTCGCCGACGGCACCGGCGTTGTATCCGCTCTCGCGGTAGAGGTTGGCCGCGATGCCGGAGGCCTGCGCCTGCGACCAACCCATATCCTCGAAGCGCTGCACGATCGCGCCGGTCTGCGAGCTGTCCGCAGCGCTGTTTACGAACAGGCTGCGGATCGAACGGAAGATCCGGCCGCCGAGGCCGCCGTCGGCCGGCGCCGCGACGTTGGGTGTAGCCACCCCGCCGGCGATCGCCTCCGCAACCCGCTGATCGCGGCCTGCAGCCGATTCCCCTGGCAACTGATGGATGCTGCGATCGAGCGCCTTGGCGCGCTCTTTCTCCGCGATGTAGCCGGCCGCAGCGACGACCGCCGCACCGCCGGGCCCTGTCGTTGTAGCGATAGTCGTCAACAGGCCCACGAGCCGTACTGCTTTCGCGATCAGCGTCGTGATGCTCAGGATCGGGCCAGCGAACGTGATCGCGGCGATCGCCGCGGCAATCGTCTGCACGCCCCCCAGCGAGTCGACGAACCCCTTTATCTCATCGGCCTTCGCCGACCAGTCCGTCTCCTCGATCCAGCGCGCGATCTTCGGGCCGTACTCGTTTGCGATCGGCCCCATCTCGTCGGCCACCTTCGCGAGCGCCGGCGCGAGAGATGCGCCAATCGAGTTCTTCAGCTTGTCGACGTTCGCATCGAGGCCGACGAGGGCCTCGTTATAGCGCTCGCCCTGCGCGATCTGCTCGGGCGTCATCACCGCGTTGAGCGAGCGGAATTTCCCGACATATGCGTCGATCGCCGCGCTGCCCTTGCCAAGCAGCGGCGCGAGATCGCTCACGCCGAAGATCTCGAGGAACTTCTGGCGCGCCTGTGTATTCGAGATCTTCGAAGCCGCGTTCGCCACGTCGCGCAACGCTTTCGCCGTATCGATCGACCCGTCGCGCAGCCGATGGATGCCGATGCCCTTATCGGCCAGCACGCCGGCGACGAACGTGTCGCGGCCCGCGGCGGCATCCTCGAACGCGCTGCCGACAGACTTCAGCCCGTTGGTCATCGACTCGCTGGAGACGCCGGCGAGCCGCGCTGCACCCTGGTACTCCTGCAGCTCGGTCGTGCCCATGCCGATGCTGTAGGCCGTATTCCGGATCTGCACCGCATTGCGGCCCCAGCTGGTCGCCAATGCGACGACGCCGGCGACGGTTGCGGCGCCCGTCAGCGCGGCGACCGGCGGCGCGAGCGACGCAACGCGGCGCGCCGACTCGGTCGCGAAGATGCCGACCTTTTCGATGCTCCGGCCGAGCTTGTCCATCCCCGTCTCTTTCGAGAAAGCGGAGACGGACGCCTTCACGTCCGAGATCGGCTTCGTGATCTTGGCGACCGCCTTGTTCACGTTCTGCGCGACGGCCGTTGCCCGGTCGACTGCAGTGATCGTGATCGAAAAAACGTTCGCCATCAGGAGGCCTTTTTCAGACGCATGGCTTGCTCATACCAATAGTTGAACTTCCGCAGCGTCATGCAGCCGGCTGCGTCGGGTCCCCACCGCCAGAAGTAAGTGACGTCTGCGCGTCGGTCCCCGAGGTCTCGCCAGACTGCGGGGGCGTCCAGGTAAAACCCGCCAGATACGCCGTCGCCTCCTCATATTCCGTCTTCGGCAATTTGCGCGCGACGATCAGCGGAATGCCGGCGACCATCGAGATCAGCGCCGCATTGCACGCATATGCGCTGCCCTTGACCTGGGCGCTGCGGTCGAGCTCGTCGACGTTCGGCTCACGCAGCGTGATCGAGTCGTACGTCTTCGTGTCGCCCTTGATGGTGATGGGCGTGCGGAGAATGAGAATTTTCGTGTCGTCCATGTTCAGCTCGTGGTGGTTTCAGTGACGCAATCGTCAGGACCCTCGAGACGCACGTCGAACTTCGCGTCTTCAGAGTCGACTTCCTGTTCCTCGACCGACCACATGTCGCGACCGATGATGGTCTTGCCGTTCGCGAGCTGCGCGACGCACGTGACGTCGGTCCAGTCATTAACCGATTTAACCTCCAGGCCTCCCCAATCGCGGAGATTGAAAGAGATATACGGTGCCGAAGGCTTTTCCTTGTAGCCGTGAATACGATCCATGCCGCCGAGCGTTTCGCGTTTCTTGCTCGCGGACTTGTACTTGAAATCGCCGGTGACCATGTACGTCGTACCGTCGACCGACAGCGAAGCCGTGCCGGCGAGCAATCCGGTGGGAGATGCCATTGCGTGTCTCCAGAAGAAAGGAGCGCGCCGCAGCGCGGCGCATCAGGGTGTTTGCTCGCGCGATCAGCTCGAGGTGGCGGGGACGATGTTCGAGAACTGCATCAGCAGCGCGAAGATGCGCAGCTGGTCGATCAGGATTGCCGGATAGAGCACGTCGACACGGTTCGGGTTCTGCGAGTTCTGCTGCACGATGAGCCCTTGCGCAAACACCGAACTGCCCTGCACGTAGCCGTTTTCTTCCATCGTCTGGTATTGCGCGACGAGATCGGCGCGGATCATCGACGGCGTGACGACATTCGTGCCCGGGACAACGCGCGTCCCGTCCGCGGCCAGCTTCTTGCGCGCGTACTTCGTCGTGACGACCGATTTCAGCTGACGCAGCACGTACGTCAGCGTGTTCATCGTCTCGACCTCCAGATAGCTGTCGTCGGCATCGCCAAACGAGTTCTTCTGGTAGGTCGTGATCGCGTTTTCGATCGCGATCGTGCCGTCGTCGGCAACAGAGAACGTGCTGATGCCGTCGTAGAGCAGCGTGTTGCGATCGGTCAGCGCGAAGCGCATGGGGAGCGGGGGGGCCTGCATCGTGGCGAGCGTGACCGTCTGCAGGGGCTGCGCCGGATCAGCGCGCGCGGCAACAGCAACCGCGGCCGCGTAGTCCGCGGCGATCACCCAGCTCGGCGTCGGCGAGCCGTTGAAGCCCATGATCGACATGTGCTCGTCGTTGCGCGTGACGCCGAACGTCGTGAGCGTCCCCAGCGTGCCGCGATAGGCGGCATATCCGCCGCCGTAGAGCTGCTGGCTCCAGCTCCAGCGGCCGGTTTGCGTGCTCAGGAACGACTGCAGCGCAGCGAGCGACGTGCTGTCCGTGTATGCGAACGCGATGAAGTCAAACTCCTGATCGCCGAGATTCGCGAGTGCATCAACGACGTCCGGCGCGACGAGGCCACCGGTCATCGCGACAATCGTCGTCGCGAGACCCGCGGGCGTCGATTCGCCGGCCGGCGTGCCACCGTAGTTCAGCTGCAGGTCGATATCGTTGCCGGCGAGCCCCTTGTTCTTCGCCGTGAGATCGACCTTCGTCGTGACGGTGCCGTCGACCGCTGCCGTCACAGGCAGATCCGGCAGCGTGCCGATCTGCGCTACGAGCGCCGTCGCGATCTGCGCAGCGGTCATCGCCGGCGTAACGACTAGCGAAACGAGCTGCCCACCGATATAGAGCGACAGGACGCCCGTCGCCGTCGGCGGGCTCGTGAAATTGATGCTTCCGACTGCGGCGACCGACGAAACGCCATCCGCCAGCGGCAGATACCAGACCTCGCCGAAGGCGTCGCGCTTGCGATAGGCGGCCGTCATCAGCGCGAGCATCGAGCCCTGGCCGCCGACAGCCTTCGCGTCGCTCACGCCTTGGCAGATTCGCGGGATGCCGGGCGTGCCGCTGCCCGAGCTGAGAATCTGACCGACAATCAGCGCGCGCTGAGTCTGCTGGCCGGTGTTCGCATTGCTGGGGTCGATATCCGCATAGAACAGCGGAACGCGCAGGTTCTGCGGAATATTGGGAAAGGAAATGTCGCCCATTCGTTGGCTCCGGTGACGATGTCGCCGCCCAAAGAAAAAGCCCCGCCGAAGCGGGGCTCAGTCAGGGACAGCGCGAGGATCTGTTAGCTCGAGGTCTTTTCGATCGCCGCCGCGGAGGCGGCAGCTGCTGGCGCGGCGGTTGTGCTTGCCGCAGCCGATGCCTGTGGACCGGTAACGCGCACGGCGTCACCGTCGCGCAAGCGGCGGCGCCAATACAAATCGTTGTCGTCGACCTTCATGCCTTCATCCGGCACGACAGTGGTTTTGACACCCTCGACAGGCGCGGCGGACAGCAGTTGCTTCGTGACGGGGTCACGCAGCATCAGACCCGGTGCGGGTTTCACGTACATGGAAAGCTCCAGTGGCGCGCGGGCGCCGCTCAGGTTTGCGGAAGGTTGATCGTCAGCCCGGGCTTGGTCGTGCCGTTGGGCATCTCGATGGTCAGATCGACACCCTGGAGCGGCACGGCGGCCGGCTGGTAGAAGTCGTCGGGCCCCTGCACATGCTCCATCTCGAGGTCGAGCGTGAGCTCGCCGATCGGCGACTGGCCTTCACGCGCCACGTTGATCGTCGATCGGAATGCAGGGAACTGCTGCAGGAGGCTCATGATCGGCGGGTAATTGATGAGAGCCGACTTGATCTGCTCGCGCATTAGCTCAAGCTGCTCTTCGACGTCGGCAGCCGCCGTGTCGTCTTGAGCTGCAGTGGTCTGCGCACGCGCCGTCACGCGCAACGTCGTCGTGACCGTGAACGCCGGCGGACCTTGCCGCCCCCACCCCTCGCCGTTCTCGTCGGGCGTCTGCACGAGCAGCATCGGATACTTCCCATCCCACGTCGCCCACGTGCGCGGCGAGTAGACGTTCGTTCCAGCTGCTGTCGCGCCGGCGGCCATGAGCCCCTCGACCGCAAGTTCGCGAAGGTTGCGTGAGGTCGTCATTGCTTGCCCAGATCCATATAGAGCCAGCCAAGTCCGTCGACCGCCGCATCCTTCACCACATACGCGACGCCGCTCACCTGGAAACTGTCGCTCTGATCGGGCATCGGCGCGCCGATCGCCGCGAACTGCGAGGCCTGCATACCGAGCGTGGCGACTGTAATGTTCGCCTGCGCCTCTCCGGCCTCATCGAACGTGTGGTCCGTGATCAGCGTGAAGACGCCGAGCAGGCCTGCGAAGCTGCCGCCGGCTTTCGGGAGAAAGACGACGGGCTTCTCGTCGCCCAACGTCGCGCTGATCGCGGCGTTGAGCGTGCCGTCGAAGTCGATCACGATTAGATCGTGCCGATTTGCAGGACTTCTGGACGCGTGCAGATGTGCAGCGGGTAGCTGTACGCCTCCATCTTCCAGAAGCTGTTGCGATCGCGATCGAAGATCGGGATCACGTATTGCGGCTTGCCCGGGGTGTTCACCCATTCGAACGATTCACCCGGCGCATACGCGCAGCGGAAGATCCCGGGCGCGCCCACCGGGAAGAACTTCACGGTGTTGTCCGGCACCTTGATCGTTTCGTTGTCGTCCGAACCGCGATAGTTCAGCCACGTGACGCCCGCGAACGGGAATTCATCGAACGCGCCGCCCTGACGATCGTCACGCAGGTCCGCAGCAGCAGACCAGTTCATGAACGTGCGAATGACGTCCTGGTGGTTCACGAACGCGTCGTAGAACGCGTCGCCGCACAGCGCGTAGATGCGCGTCGTCGGGAGGAACGAACCCTGCGCCTTGCGGGCCATCGTCCGGCGGAGCTTGTTGATGATCGGGCGCAGCGAGTACTCCGTATTCGCCGCGAGATCAAATTCGATTGCTTGCGCCGGCGTAATGCCGAATTCGTCGAACCAGTCGTACAACACGGCGCCATCGGCATCGAGCAGCATGCCTTGCACGGCCGCGAGGCGGTGGAACTCCCACGTGTACTCGATATTGCGCAGGATGCCGGTCGGGCCATTCATGCGGCGCGCGACTTCGACCTGCACCTGCATGAGCTCCGATTCCGTGCCGAACGCGCGGATATTCTGGATCTCGTTCGCATAGATCGTGTCGCTATGCATCAGGCGCGGCACGTCGAAGTAGCGCGCCTGGCGCTTTTCGGTCGTACGCTGGAGGCCTTCGGCGCCGCGCGGCGACGTCGGCACGATCACGAGCTTGCCCTGACGCTGCTCGACCGCCAGCGCCGTGGTCCGGATCGGATCCGGATCGAAGATATCGAGGTCGCCGAGCCCCGTCGGCTGGAAAGGATACTTGTCGACCGCCGCAGTGAGCTGGATGGTCGTGAAGGGATCCTGATGGAATACGTCCAAGCTGGCCATTATTTGGCTCCGGAAAAAATAATGGCCGCTTGCGCGGCCATAAGGACTTGAATCGAAGGGAACGCGGCAGACGCCGCGGCGCAATCAGCGCGTGATGATGCCCAGCGCGGTCAGCTGCGTGGTCGCTGCCGCGATCTGCGCTGCCGTCGCCCCGCTCGGCCAGAGCAGCTCCGAGCCATTGACCTCGCATTCGCGCGTCACGACGGTGCCGGGAACGTCATTCAGCGTCGCGTCGGTGAAGCCAAACGCGATGCCCGCGGCAGTCTGCGAGCCGTCACTTGCCGACGGGTTGAGCGGCACGTAGGCACCGGCGATCGCTTCTACCTGCACGGAGAACTCGTCGCCCGCGACGAACGCCGTCCCGCCGGCCGTGATCGTCAGCGCGATCTGATTGCTGAATGCGGAACCGGCCGTCGCAGTTCCGACAGCGTTGCCGAACGGATCGGTCACGGCGAAGTGGGTCGCATCGGTCGCAACCAACGTGTACATACCGAGCTGAGCGCCCGCGACGATGGGCGGCGACGCGAGCGCGATCGTTCCGTTGCCGGTGTTGTTATTCACCTGCTCGGGGTTGCCCAGCCATGCAGCAGCGACCCCGCCGGTCTGCAGACCGAGCACCGTGCCCGGGTAGACCTTCGCAGCGCCACCGATGGTGCCGACGTCGCGCGAGCGGTGCCCGCGTGCTTCGGAAACGAGGAACCCGCCGGCGTGCCATTGCTCGACGAGCGGCGTCTGGGTGAGGTTCGGGGGATTGGTCATGATTCAGTCCTTGATGAGAGAAAGGACGGTGCCTGCGCGTGCGCCGGCGCCCGGGTTTAGCGGCGGCCGCGCGCTCGAGAGTCGCGCGATGCGGACCCGGCGCGCTGGAATGCAACGTCCCAGCTGGCCGCGGCAGCCTGTTCGGACGTCATGCCCGGGCCATCGCCAGACCCGAGGTTCGGATTGCGACGCTCCTGCGAACCGCGGGCCGAACCAGGGGTTTTGTTGAGCACGGCGATCGCTTCGTTGCGCGTCATCGTCGACTCGAAGGCGAGATTGGCGGCCAGCACCGTATTGCGCCCTGCGCCCTTGCTCGCGAAGATCGCGGCGCAGCGCGCACGCTCGCGACGACGGGCACGCGCGGCAGCGCTGTTGCCGCGCATCTCTTCCTCGTCGTCGTCATCCTCTTCGGCGCGCTCGTCGTCGTCATCGTCGGCCGCGCGCTTGCCTTTCTTGCCGCGCTTGCCTTTGCCGCTGTCGTCGTCCGGATCGTCCTTGTCGTCGACGTCGTTGTCCGGATCGTCTTCGTCATCGTCGTCCGAATCGCCGCCGTCAGCGCGCTTGCCCTTCTTGCTGTCGCCGTTGTCGCGATCCTGCTGCTGATCGTCCTCGTCGTCGGAAGCGCGCTTGCCTTTTTTGCCCTTGCCGCTGTCGTCGTCATCGCTCGGACGTTCGTCTTCGGCGCGTGAACCGCGGCCGAGATGGGCGAAGCTCAACCCACCTCGCGCGGCAAGGTTTCGAAACAGATTGCTCATTGGATTTACCCTAATGGTGGGATGGATCAGCCCAGCTCGTCGAGCAGGGACGCGAAGGCCTCGTCTGGTGGCAGTACTTCATCAGCGAAGCCGATTTCGACGCCGTCGGCGCCGAGAAAGGTGCCGGCTTCCGTGTCGCGCACGGCCGCCGTCTTGAGATCACGATTGCGGGCGACGGTCTTCACGAAGATCTCGCCCATCGCGTCGACGTCCGCCTGAAAGCGTGCGAGCGCACCTTTCGAAAGCGGGTTGAACTCATTGCCATCGGCCTTTCGGGCGCCGTAGTGAATAAGCGTGACGTCGATGCCAGCTCGCGTCAGCGCCTGTGACATGTCGACGTGCATGCAGATAACGCCGACGCTGCCCGTGCCCCCGGTGCGCGGCACGATGATCCGGTCAGCGGCGCTCGCGATCGCGTAGGCGGCCGAATAGGCGCTCTCCGTGAGCACGGCCCAAATGGGTTTGCGTCCGCGCGCGGCATAGATCGCGTCGACGAGATCGAAGCAACCCGCGACTTCGCCGCCTGGCGAATCAATGTCCAGCATGATCGCGCGCACGTCCGGGTCACCCAAGGCCATGCTCAGCAGCGCGCGGATCCCGTCATATCCGGTCATACCGGAGTACGGGTGCAGTGTGCCGAGCTTGTGCACGAGCGTGCCTTCGATCGGGATCCGCGCGACGCCTTCGGCAACGTCGTAAGGCCGGTATTGCGCCTGCTCTTCCTCATCGAACTCCTCGAGGAACGCGCGCGCGCCACCGTCAGCAAGGGCGAGCGCCGAACCGTCCGCGCGGAAGAGCTGCGCGATGCCGAAGCGATCGGCCAGCGCCGCCATCACGATCTCGGCCTTCTGAGGCAAGATCGCGATCGGCACGTTAAAGAGGCGCGTCGCGAGATGTGGGAAGTTGGTCATGCGGCCTTCGGATCTTCGGGAGGTTCGTCGGTGCGCGTCGCCACCTCGGCGCCGCCCCACGCGGGAAGCGGAATTTTGCGGCGCTGGAATTCGGCGATCTCGATCTCGCGCTGGTCGAGCAGCTCTTCCCAGTCGGAGCCCTGCTCTGCAGCTTCCTGTTTGAGCGTGGTCAACGCCGCGTCCATCTTCAGGATGGAGCCCTGCGGTTCCTTGACCGGATCGACCCAGCCGCGCGCGGGCCCGAGCCACGAGCACCCGGCGTATGCGGTCGCCGCCTCGATGAAATCGGGTGCGCCGTTCGGCAGCGGAAGCTCGTCGTTCTCCATCGCCTCCCGAAGCCAGACCGCATACATTGGCGTTGCGGTGCCGGCCGAGAACTCGAGGCGCCGACGCACGAGCGTTTTCCAGCTTTCGAGCAGCCCCGAGCGCGCGCTCGAGTAGGTGGTGCGTGTCCAGTCCTGCGTGACTTGCTCAATCGACACGCCGAGCGCGGACGCCACGCAGCCCTGCATCTCGTGCACAAACTCGGTAAAGCCGTTATGCGGATGATCCGAGGTCAGTGCCTTGATGTCTTCGCCCGGAGCGAGAGCGGGCACGCGCACGCCGTTGAACATCGCCGGGCGTTCGTCGTTCCATTCCTTGCGCAGGCCCTGATAGAACTTGAGCTCGTGATCACCGCCGATCGCCTCTTGTACTTCAGCAGGGTCATACGGGCTCGTGATGTACGTGCCAATCGACGCTGCGAGCGCCGCGGCCTGCAGCTCGATGCCGTAGTACCGCGCGAGCATCTTTGCGTGCGCAAGCACTGGCGTGAATACGCCAATGCCGCGATTCTGGCCCGCTCGATCGCGCTCGAAGTCATGGATCACACGCCGCCAGCCGTCATCGTCTTCGGCGATGACGCGCTCCCACTCCATCGACTCGACGGCGTTGTACCAGTCGTTCTGGTGAGCCTTGCGGATGTGATACGCGAGGGGCACGCCATCATCATCGATCTCGACGCCGCCGCGCAGATGCCTCGTGTCGACCATCTGCATCGGATTCGACATGCGGTCGGGGTCCACAACCAGATAGCACGTCGCGTATTGCGCGCCGCCGCGGCCGATGCGCTCCGGCTTCCAGTGGTTGACGATCAGATCCTCGCCATCGATGAGCTTGTGGCGCAGCGCGAGACGCAGCTGCTGCGAGACGGTCAGCTGGCGAGACACGTCGTTGTATCGGTTTAGGTCATTCGAGAACAGGCGCCAGCGCGCTTCAGCTGCGCTCGCGTACTCCTTCGCCCAACCGATATCGAAAGCCGCGCCGCTCAGCAGGCGCAGTGCGCGATAGTCCGGCATCACGGAAAGACGCAGCGACGCGCCGCACGTGTTGTCGAGGATGCGCGTAATCGCGCCGCTCGATCGACCATCGTTGCGCACCTGATCGCGGGCGCGCGCGACCATGCGGTCGCGGAACTGCGTGATCTCGGCGTCGGGCGAGCGGATCCAGGGCAACCAGTTGCCCATCTCCTGCGTCTGCCAGTCAGCCGCCTGATACGGGAAGAACCAGCGGCCCACGCCGCTCGTCAGAGGCATCCCGTTCGGGTATTCAGCGCGCTGGCGCCGAAGCGGGTTGCCCTGGGCGTCGACGATCGTAAGTTCGTTGCCCATATCAGTAGTACGGCGTAATCGGACGGCGGCGCTTGATGCGCACGCCCGGGTTGAGAGCCTGCTGCAGCTCGGCGATCAGCAGACGGAGGTTCGCCATATCGGTCTGCTGGAACGTGGCACTACGCGATCCTCCGCCCTGTGCGTATGACACCGTGACTACCTTTGAACCAGTGCGCAGCTGGATGTAGGCCTGCTGCGCGTTGCTGATCGCGGCCGACAGTTGCGCGTCACTCATGCCGAAATACGGCGAGCTGATATCGGTTGTGGCCATGGAGTTAGCGGAAACGGTGTACTGCTGATTTCGGGTTTTTCGGCGTAGCGCCATCGGGCGCCGCTGTGGGCGCCTGCATCGGCTCATCCGCGGCAACCGCTTTCGCCGGCGCGCCAATGATCGAAGAATTCTTGTCCCAGGTCGCCGCCCACGTCGGCGGCTTTTCCCAATCGATTTTCGAGAGCCCGTGAAGGTGCGCGACGACATGCGTACCGACGAGCTGGTCGAGCGCTTCATTGCGGCGGCTCGACACAATCTTTTCCCAGCGACCGTTTTTCTGGCGCGTCTCGGCAGTCAGCTGCTCGAACCAAACGTGAGGTTCTTCGGGAGAGCGAAGCTCGTGCGGGAAGTGCACATACCAGTCACCGGGTTCTGCGCCCTGCAACTGGCCCATCAAGTCATCCTTGAAGGTGTTCGGATTGAACTGCGCCACAGGCACCGCGCCGCGCGCAGCCGCCTTGTTTGCCTGACGCCCTGTGTCCGGATAGTTCACGAGCAGCTTCGGCGCCTCGAGCGTCTTCGCGCCTTTCGTGGGTAGTACTGTCCATGCATCGCGCCCAGCGATCTTGCCGATGAGCCGCACACACTTTTCTGACTTGCGCCAGCGCATCCACGCCGCGTAGGCCTGTTGCGTGACGCCCGGCGAACCGCCGCTGTCGAACCCCGTTGCCCGTATCGGCATGCGACGACCGCTGCCGTCGCACAACGGATATGCACGGTTGATCAACTCAAGCAGTTGGTCCCAATCGTCGGGCGATGTCGCCGGGTCTCCCGGCGTGCGGCCGCGGTCGATGATCCAGCTTTCTCCGCCAACGCCCCATCCGCGCACGAGCCAATCGAAGTGCGCGATCTGCACGTCGATGAAGGCGGTCGTGAACCGCACGCCCTCCGGAATAACGGCTAGCTTCAGGTCTGGCTCGGCGCGCTCCGCGAGCACATTCGCGTCGACAGACCCAACGCCGCGCTTCGGCGCGTACGGGAACCCGAACTGCTTGACCGTCACCTGGCGCAGGCCTCGATCGTCGCCGCTCACCTCGAGCTCGCGCTCGGCTTTCACCTTCGCTCGAGCGAGACCTCCGATGCCACCAAGAATGAACGGCGACATCGCGCCGACGATCCAGAAGCCCGCGCTCTTACGCGCGACGAGCTCGCCAGTCACGACGCCGTCCTGCGAGATCTCCTGCCCGTCGCCAATCCATCCGCCGAACGGTGACCGGTATGCAGCCAGGTTCATCGCGCGGCGATGACGGTCCTCGATCAGGCAACCATTGACCGGACACAGCAGCCGCGTCTCGTGCTCGATCTCGTCGAGCGTGCCGTCCTCCGGATAGTGGAGCGTCATGTGGCGCGCTGCGAGCGGCACGGGGCTCGACCATACACCGCACTCCGGGCACGGCCAGTACCACACTCGGCGATCGCTATCGCCGTACATCGCCATGATGCCGGCGCTCCAGTCGCGCTCCGGGATCAGCCCGCGCGCACGGTCCGGGTGGCTCATCGCGAGCAGCATGGACTGGCGCCCGAACGTCTGCCGGCGCACATCGAGGAGTGCCTTGATATCGCCCATCGACTCGGGATACGCGTCCACCTCGTCGGCGACGATCCGCGGCGCCGACTTGTTGATGACGTTGTTCGGCGACGCAGACAGGAACTCGACGCGCATGCCGTCGAACCGCTTGAAATGCAGCGAATCGTCGACGGGCCGCGAGCCGAGCCGCATGGCCATCTCCGGATGGCCGTCGATCTGCGTGTTGATCCGGCTTTTGACGAAGGCCTCGAGGCCCGGGTCGGTCTGCATGTACCAGAGCATGTCGCCCGGGTCGTTCGCGACCGACTTCAACATCCAGTTCTGCGCGACCTCCGTTTTGCCCGACTGGCCGGGCCCGACCACAACCGTGGTCAGGTAATCCAGCCGTGTGAGCGTCTCCATCGGCGCGACGAGGTACGGCGCCTTCTCGTGGTGCCACCGGCCCACATAACCGCCGCCCTGATTCGTCAGGCGCCGGTTGAGCGCCGCGTATTGCGCGACGGTCTCGCGCGCCGGCGGGATGAAAGCGGCCAGCGCCTCGCGCACGATCTGGTACGGATCGGCGTAAGCGTTCTCAAGCATCGGGGCCCATCAACACTTTCAGCTCGTCGACCATGGTCGTGCGCAGGTCGTCGGTCAGCTCGCGGATCGCGTCCGCGTTCTCTTCCGGAAGCCCGAGCTTCTCGACGACCTGGTCCGCCAGCCGGTCCATGCCCTTGCCGAGGTGCACGAGCATCTTGGTGATGACCTGCCGCATGACCTCGGCCTGCACGAGCTCGCCGCGATCGCGCCGCAGCTTGTCCTCAAGGATCTCGGCCTGCACCTGGTCGCGGCGCTGCCGAGCGGTCTGCTCGCCGCTGTGCACCAGCGGCTCGACGCCAGGCGGTGGAACGGCGCTCGGCGGCAGCACCGTGTACTTCGCACCCGGGTAGGGATTCGCATCGGGCGCGGCCGACGCGCTCGACGCCGGCGCGCGAGCTCGCGATGCGTTCGCGCCGCCAGCCAGATACGCCTTCACCGCGGTGAGTTCGAACTCCCAGCCGCCGGCGCGCGTGCCGCGCTTCGCGATCGGAAACGACTCGTCGCTGTCGAGGCGCCGGTCGAGCTTCGGTCGAGTCCAGCCGAGCGCGTCGGCGAGCGCCGCTTTTCCAATCACACCGTCGGTGCCGACCGGTGTAACGCTCTCAGGTGTAACGTTCTTGCCCTTTCCCCCCGCTTTCGCGCCGCGTTGCGTTACACCCGCTTCGCTAGGCGCGGCGCGCCTTTGAGCCGCATTGGATGCCGCCATAGCGTGTAACGTGTAACGTGTTTTTTTAAGTCAAAGGAACGGGAAGAACGCGCGCGCGCAATGCCCGCGTAATAGGGCTCTCCCGGAAGGACCCTGTAAGGTTTGGGGGCCCCCTCGGAGCCGCCGGTCACCATCCACCGGGTGACCTTCCTTTTCAGCGCTTGGCCGTCCTCATGGCGGCGCCCAGCGCCTCCGCGAGGTCGCGGTCGATCCACTGATCGACGATCTGCTTCGCGCGCTTGCCCCAATCGAGGTGCTGCTTCACTGGCAATGCGTCGCCGAAACGGATCAGCAGCTTGAGCTTGCCGCGCCCATTGTTCTGCGTGGCATCGAGCTTGTTCAACTTGCCAAGTCGTTTGCCACGAGCATTCAACAACGTGACGCGCTTCGTGTTCGTCGGCCGCTGCCATACGCCGTTGATCGTTTCGCCGGACGCTGTCTTGACCGCGCCGATGAATACATCAGGCCTACCCTTCAACGCGGCGAGCGTGCCGCGCGGCAACTGGCCATACTGATTGAGCCGAAGGTTCTTCGGGTTAAGCAGCGCGCGGCTATTGAGTTTGTGCACGCCGCCGGTTTCGAACGGTTCGAGATAGCCGGCGGCGATGTCCTTCATATAGACGACTGCCGTGGGCGAGCTCTTTTTCGCGCGTTTCACGCCCACTGAGTTCATCGTGAACGGCGACGGATTCACCAGCGTGCCGGCGAGATTTTCTTCCTCGCCTTCAGCAACGCGCTGCGCGGTGCGGTTGATGCCCTGCGCGATCGCGAACGGCACCTGCCGCTGGATGAAGTCGTTGAGGCCTCGCGCGAGGTCACGTGCATTCGACGTGACCCGGATCGTCATCAGGCCGGCCATGCCGCCGATCGCACGCTAGCGTCTGGCTCGGCATCGAAGAACGGGATGCCGGGGACTTGCAATGAGTCACGACCGACCGGGAACGCCTGCACGGCGATATCGTCGGTCTCGTCGTCGAACGTGGCGATGACAATCGCGACAGTCGGCTTCGGGAAATACGGCGCGCGCACGATGACGCTATCGCCGAGGCGTGGGCGCGCTGCCACTTTGGGCGCGGCGCCCTTGGACTTCGGTTTGTTCATCGTGCCACCTGAATAAGCGGGCGTCGCGCGCCGCGACGCTCTCAGGTGTGCCCATTGAGGCACACCGGCCGTATATTCCCCCACCGGGAGTTGCACCGCGTGGGTACGTCTACCTGAGTCTCGGCCAGCGATCCGGATTCGAACCGGCACACCTGAGAGCGCAATGCAAAAAGCCCCGGTCGGTGAGGACTCGGGGCTTCGGAGACACTTATTCACAGTGTCAGATTGGAGCGTATTTTACGGTCGGAAACGGAAAAGTCAAATTTTTCCCGCGTTATGCATGTACAAACGGCAGCGTGGAGAGCAGATCGTCTGCGCGCTTCCGCGCGAGCGATTCGATGCCATCGACCGCCGTGAGCACTTCCGCCGCAGCGCTATCCTCCTCTGCAGCGACGTCGGCGCGCGCTTCATCCGTCGCCACGCGGACGCGCTTCGCGGCCGGCTTGGCTTTCGGCTTCGGCCGACCGCAGATCCACTCACGGATGATCTTCCAGTGCGCGGCCGCCGTTTTCTCGCTGACGCCGCATTCCTTGGCCACCGCATTGATCTCGACCTTCACGCCGACGGCTTTCTCCACGAGGCGCACGCGCAGCCGGTAGTTCGAAAGATGTCCGGATAGCTGCGTCAGAGCGGCTTGCTCGAGCGTACGCAGTGCAGCAATGTATTCGGGATTTGGCATATGGCCAGAGCAGCACGCGCTCCGGCATGCGCACGGCCACGACTTCGGGGCGAAGCGCGCAGCGAGTACTGCGCGATCCAGCTCGCTCAGCTGCTCGAGCTCGCTGCGGATCATGCCGGCCTGCCCGGCTCCATCGTTGCCGCTCAAGCCCTTCCCCGTGCGCAGGCTCGGCGTGGCTAGCCGGTCGACGAGCGAACGGTCCTGCCGCTGCATCGAATAGTTGAAGGCGAATATGAGAGCATCCTGCGGCGTGCGGAAGAGTGTTTCTGTGGTCTCGCTCATCGGATGGCCTTTGTGGTTTGCATGGTCTTCAATTGCTCAATGCGCTTGCTCTGCGCGTGCAGCGTCTCGCTCAACAGCCACAGAGCGGATGCTGAAATCCTGATCGTTTCCTCGGGATGGCCGGCGCGCACCGCACGCGACGCCTCCCGAAGCGCGCTTTCCAGATCCGTGCGCGGCGCCAGCTGGCGGTTCAAACCGCCAGCTCCATCACGTCGGATTCGAAGAAGTCGCGCAGGCTCCTCCTGTTTTTGCTGCGCAGTGCGCGGCAGCGCAGATACTCGGGTGTCACCCACGCGTCGCGCGGCGCTTCGATGCCGGCGCGGCGGTCCTCGGGCACATAAACCTCGACCTCGGCACGCTCCGGATCCAGCGACCCGTCCGCCAGCCGGATGCGCCTGACGACGCGCACGCGCGCGATGTGTTCGGCAAAGCCCGGTTGATATGAGACACGACCGCGATACGAGGTCGCGACCATGGTCGGAACTTCGGTTGTCAGCACCAGCGTCATCGCGTGGCCTCCAGTGCAGCCATCTTTCGTTTGCGCACCGGGATCCAGCGGCCGAGAGCTACGAGCGTGGCATCGCGCCGTTCCTGTTTCGTCGGGATCCGCGACCGGTCCAGCCAGTAGTGACAGAGGTCGCAGCCCGGGAAAGTGAATCGATGCTCGGCCTTGAGCCCCATGCCACCGCCGTGCTCGAGCAAGTTCGAGTGACATGGAACGACAGTGCGATCGCGCGGATTGAGATGGCAAACACCGGGGATGCGCAGATAGCACGGCTCGCCGCGGCAGGCCGCGAGGTAGTGCGCGCCCTCATCGACCGTCGGCTTGCGCACGCGGCGCTTGATAGCGGTGCGGCGCAGCGACGTGCCGCGGTTCGCCAGACTGCTGAATGGCGAATCCGGTTTGCGTTTGAAGCCGGTGCGCCGCATTGGTGTTTTGCGCGAGAGCATCAGCCGAGCCATCCGGAACGAATGCCGATCGCGATAAGGGCGTGCAGTACGGCGGCAACCGCGCAAATCCGCGGAGGCACCGCACGGGCACCATAGATAGCCGCTGCCACCGCGAAAAGCTGCCACGTACTCATGCGGCCACCTGCTGGCGGAGGGTTGCGAACGGATCGAACCGGCCGGCACGCACCTTTGCGCGGTGGCGCTTGACCCGGCAGGCCTCAGACGAAGTTTTGCGCGGCGGCCGCGGCGCATCAGACCCCGCGCCCAGCGCCCACAGATCCTCGAGGCCGCCGTTGGAGAGCCGTCCATAGTCGCCGACGCGTGCGCGCGTGCCGCGCTGCTTATTCAAAGCGCGCCCCACGGCGCTGATCGATACGTCCAGCTCGAGCGCCAGCTGCTTCACGCTGGCGTTGCGGCCGTCCCCCAGCACGCGCTCGATGCGATAGAAGATTGACGAATAACCATACACACGGCGCACGTCAGGATTCGCGAAGCCGCGCTTCGCCGCTTCCTGTTTCGCTTGGTTGTAGGTCCGATGCGGGAGACGCCGCGCGACACCATGCTTGACCGATTCGTCGGAGGCGTAGATCTGCTTCAGGATCTCGCGGTCTTCATCGGTCCACGGCCGCTGCCCGAGCCTCAGTTTGAGATAGCTCCATGCGTGCTGCCGTGCGCCGGCATGAGTGCGCCCGGGCAGTCGGTGCATCTCGTCGATGAGCGGCACGCCGCGGCGCGCGACGTCACGCAGCACGTCATCCTCGGCTTCGCTCCAGAGCCTTCTCACGGTGTGGCTCCGCGCAATGCATGCCATACACTCGCCACCAAGCCGCGGGGCGCCGGCGGCGCGACATGCTCCTCCCAATGCCGCCCTTCAGGGCCGCACAAATCGTCGCCGAAGCCATCTCCATCACGCGCGGCGCTGCAGGATGGCAGACAACCATCCACTGGATCGCGCAAATGCTCCAGCTTCGGATGGCGACACGCACGCGCCATGCGCGGCGACGGTGGGGAGGGTTGGCCAAAGCGGCACGTGGCGCACGTCGGCGCCGGTTTGATGTTGGAGCGGTTTGCCATCTGTTTCACCATAAGGCGGAAATTGGATCCGCCGGGCTGCGCCGGCGGCGTTGGATCAGTTTCGCGTTACGCTTGCTCGGCGCCCTGCTGCACGCTCGCGCGCGTGACGCTATATGCGCTCACGTTCACGCCGGCGGCCGTGAAGCGAGCGTCCGGCGATTCGCCATACGGGTCGGCCTCCGTGTACTGATAGCCGACCGATCCGTACATGTCGACGCGCACGTCCATCGCGTCGTCGTCCGCCAGCATGTCGATGAACGTGTGCGCCGTGCTGATCGCGGCGTCCTTGTCCTTCGCGTGGCAGCGCTGCTGCTCGACGATCTTCGCCATTTCGTCGGCGACTCGCTGTTTCGCTTCGGCCTTGTTGGCCGCGGTAAAGTTGATTGCGTAGCTCATGAGCTTCTCCGGGAAGTGGGGAAAATCACCAGCTGCGGCTGGTGAGATCTTCGGTGCGCCAGCCGTGGCGGCCGGCGCGCTGAATAGCGATGAAACGGAATGGGAACTGGCTGGCGGCCGCCTTCGTTTTGGCACGGGCATCGTCCGTCCATCTACCCTTCACCTCGCGGAATTCGAGCTGCCCCGCTGCCGTGATGACCGGGAAATCGATCGTGATGAACGTGCGGTCCGCCAGCCGCAGCTTGATCGATTCGAAGCGGTACCAGAGGATCTCGCCGGCGTGCAGCTGCGGCTTGAGTACTTCGTCCTCGTATGCCGTCTCAGTTTTGTTCTGCTTGCCGCGCGTCAGGCGCCCGAGCTGCTGCATGCGCTCGATTGGCGATGTGCACCAAGCAGCGATTACCTCTGGCGCCGACATGGCCATCGCGCCAGCGAGCGAACGCATCGCTGCGTCGAGCGGAGTGGGCGTCGTGTCCGCCAGCTCGCGCGCCGCGCTGGCAATCTGCTCGCGGATCCGCGCCGTGCCCACGCGGCCGCCTGTGATCGCGCTGGCGGGCAAACGAATGGTTCCCTTGCTCATGGTCGGCGCATCGCAGGTGGGCACATCGGCTCAATTGCATCGGGCCAGCGCTCGCAATTCACTATGATGTTCAGCTTCACCGTGGGGACAGCCGAAAACCAGTCCATCTGATTCACCGCTGACCATTTGCCGAGCGCATACGCCTCGAGCTCGTTCTCGGGCTCGACGATGAGCTGCCCGCGTGCGTTGATCGTCGCTTTCATGCAGGCACCTCATCACCGTATTTCGACGCGACGTAGCAGCGCATCGCCGCGATGAGTGCGGTCGGACCTGTCATGGCCGGGCCATCCGTCGAGACAACGCCGCTCGGCCAGCTCTCCGGATGCCACAGCGCGACCCACTCGTCACCCTCAGGAATAACGGCGATGCGCTCGCGGGCGATGATCGCGCCGCCCGTCAGCCAGTCGCGCGATGGCCAGTACGGCAGTCCCGTGCCAAGCTTTGCCTTCAGAGCTGCCATAACCGAGGCGTCGAGGCGCTGCCCGCTGAACTCCTCGAGCTCGGCGCGGCATACCCAGATGTCGAGCGGATCGCAGATCAGTTCGCGGACCTTCACGCTGACACCTCGTCGCGCACGTCAGCATCAAGCTGCAAACCCGTGACCGGAAGCAGGAAGCGATCGCCAGTCGCGATCTCGTATGCTTCGAACATCTCGCCATTCTCAGCACGCCATTTCAGTGGCACGTCGCTCCGAATGCGCCAAACGTCCGCCTCCGGCGACTCGAGCATGATGAGCACGCCGTTCGTCATCACAAACGCCTCGCCGCATGTCGCGCGCGAAACAACGTCGACGATGCGACCGAGATTCTCGGGCGTGCACCTGGTCCCGACAATGATGGCCATCTGGCCGGCTTCGCAGTTCATCCCAATACCTCCTTCAGTGCGCCATATCCCTTCGGGCCCATGGCAATGCGACCGCCCGGCATTTCGATGGCGACGCTCTTAGTGCCAAAAAAATCGAGCATCCAGGCATTCAGTTCCGCAACGAACTCCGGCGGCATCAGCGCGGCAAAGCTCGGCGACACGGTCATACGTGGCATCTGATCGAGCAGCGGATCGATGACGACCAACATTCCGTTGATAAGCCCTGAGCTTTCGAAGAGATTTGGAATCACGATGCGTAGTGGTCCGTAGGCATGAGAGCGTCGCCGAAGAACTGGATGACGTCCTGATAGCGGGAACTGCCCTGCTCGCGTTTGAGCACGTAGTCGATCCACGGCCCGCGGCCCGATTCCTTCGCCACGCGGATCAGGAAATCGGGGGTCGACTCGTTTCGCTTGCGCTCGACGCGCACGCGCTTGCCCTGGCCACCGATGCCAGAATCGCTGAGCCACCATTGCGCCGGCGCCGTTTCAGCGGCCGCAGTGACGCTGGTCTCGCGCTCCGCCAGCACCTCGCTGACGAACTGGGCGACGAACCCCACGTTCACCGCACGATCGTCCCGGTCCCTCTGGCGAGCGCCAGCTGCTCGAGCGTGAGCGACGCGCAGCTCGGCCTCCGTCAGCTGCCGGCCGACCCACGTGACGATGTGCACGCGATCGCGGCTGCGGTCGATGACGAGCCGCTTGCCGCGCTCGGCCTCGAGCTCGATGAGCAGATCCGTCAGCCGTGCCTCGACGTCGAGCGGGGTCGTTCCGGCTTTTTGATCGTCGTCAGCAGCAGCGGCAGCAGCATCCGAGGTATCCACACCGCCAGCCTCGCGCGCGAGCTGCTGCTCTCTGCTCTCTAAAGCAATATCTGCTTTATTGGGCTCCAAATTTGGAGGGGCTTGAGGTGGAATTTCACCCCCCTTGGCGTGGGATTTGGAGGGGCTTGACGTGGGATTTGGAGGGGCTCCAATTTTGGTGGGGCTTGCTTTTTCATCCCCCTTGGCTCTTTTTCCCGAAGAGGCTCCAGATTTGGAGGGGCTTCGTTTTTGGAGGGGCTTCGCCTCGTATTCCTCACGTGACGGAGGGCTGAGCGAAACTGTTTCGCCCGTGCGCTGGTCGATCGCCTGCACGATGGTCGAGCCGGGAGGCGCCACCATTTGATAGACGACGATGCTGCGCGTCTCGCCAATGCGCTTGTCCGTCTCGATCAGGTAGCCCTTCTCGATCAGCCTCGTGCGCGCCTTTCGGATCGTCTGGATGTTCAGCTCCGTGTCGATGAGCAACTCCTCGTTGGTCACCCAAGTGCTGTAGTCCTCACTCGCCCAGTTCGCGTAGGTCTTCAGGACGGTCTTCGTCGTCGAGTCGCCTACGCATTGGCGCTTAGCCCATTGGAAAGCGTAGTGGCTCATGCAACACCTTCACGGACCGCGCGCGGGATGCGCTTCTCGAGCGTCATGCGCTGGTCCCAATAGCGGTAGTAGAGGTTTTTGTGCCACGTGCCGATCACGGCGGCCGGCACCTTCTCGCGGCCAAGCACGTGCGGCGCGCGAGCGAGCGTGATCTTGTAGCCGTCAGGCCGCGTGCTGAAATGGTCGACGCGGGTCGGCTTCACGTGCCAGACGCCCGCGTGCGCGGGCACGAACTCGGGAATGCCGAGCTGCTCGGGCACGACGTACACGAAGCGAGTAATCCAGCCAGGCATGCCCACCCACTTCGGCTTCGACAGATCCTTGCGCCAGTCGCCGAGCGAGACCTTCACCTCGAGCTCGGTCGCGTAACCGGCGCGCGTGACCATCACGAAGTCGGCGCGGTATTCGCCGATCTTGCCGCCGAGGCCGTAGCGGATCGAGGCCTCAGGAATCAACAGGTTCGCGCGATGATCCACGTGCCGCCGGATCGCTGCGTCGACGAGCCCGGCGTTGAACTCCGGTGTCTTTCTAGACTCGCTCATCGCGCACATGGACGTTCACGCGGTAGAAGGTTTGGCGCCCGTCGCGCAGCTCCTCCACGAGGCCGAGCGCGACGAGCGAGCCGATCTGCTGGCGAACGCCGGACGACGACATGCCACACAGCACCATCAGCCGCGCGATCGTCACGCTGCACTCACACGTGCTCTGCACGCTCAAATGCGACAGGCAAAGCAAAACGAGCTTCTGCGGACCGCGAAGCTCGATTTCCCATGCGAGATTCGATAGATGAAACGACATGCGTTGCGACCCCGCGCGTTGAGACGACGAATATTGAATACAGCTGGCCCAGCTCTTACGCGGCCGCGCCGCACGCGCCCATGCTCATGCGCGCGCAACGGCAGTTACTCCCGATCACATTGCCCTGAGCGAGATATTCCATGTAGCTCTTGGGCACGATGACGAGGTCGAGCGCGTCGATAACGGCGGTCTGGTGCTCGAGCGTGATGCCCGCCGTGTTCGACAGGATCTTCGACAGCATCGAGACGTCCCAGCCAGTGGCTTCGAGAATCGCCTGTTTCTTCTTCGGATCCGAGAACGCATCGCGTAAGAGTTTTTCGACGATCGGCACGCGCGGAAGCATGCTCTGGACCGTCTGGGCAACGGCATTCATAAGGGTTACTCCGTATTCAAATATTCAGGAATGCGCATGAACGCACCGGTAGTTAAATTCGCTTCATGTTCCTCACGCGAACGCGAGATCACATGTCCATTCGATTCATCCGCCGTCGGCAGTACCGCCTCGGGCATAACGCCGCAGCTAACAGCGCGCGCGAATTGCAACAGCCAATCTGTCGGCCACAGCTTCGTGGTCAGGACCGTCAACTCCGCGCCGGCGCTCGAGCCGCGCGAGGTTGCGTCGCAATCCACGCTAAACAGTCCCTCGCGGAGTCGCTCGCCTTCGTAGAGGCAATGCAGGATCTCCAGCTGGAGTGCCGGGTATCGATGACCAGCATCGATGACGTCGGCGAGGACTTCGTGCAGCGAGCGCTCAGCCATTCACGCACCCGCCGGCTTCTTCTCATCAGTCGCGAGCAGCAGCGCAAACATCGCGAACAGCCAACCGGCGAGCGAAAAGACCGCCAGCGACGTGCAGCCGATTGCCACCTGCGCGATGACGCGCGCGAAGATCACCGCGCGAGACCGGATGCGGCGCGCGCGCGTCGTCCCCGGAATAGGGATCGCGCGATCGGAGGCCAACCGGGCGATCACAATGACGAACGCGAAGGCGAACGTGATCGCCACGATCAACCACCAATAGAACGTCAGCAGGCGACCCGCGACGTCGTGTCCGCCCGCCAGCCAGAACCAGCCGAGCCCGACTTCGGCGGCCGGCAGCAAAAATCCGCTGAAAAGCTTCATTCAGATCCCCTGTTCAGCTGGCAACGCCTGCGCGAGATCGGGCCAGCACTCTGCCCAATCGCTTGGTCGCAGGCTCTTGCGGCTCACCGAGCCATTCGTGAGTTTTTCGATAGCTACGCAGCGCTTTGGGGGAACCGGCCGTTCGCCGTTCACCCACTGCTGCACGGTCGGCGGTTTCACGCCGATCGCGCGCGCAAGCGCCGCGTTGCCGCCAAGAAGCTTGCTGGCCCGCAGGACAGCGTCGGTGTAGGTCTCGCTCATGGGCTGCATTATATGGCATTGCCTCATTTTAGCAAGGCATTGCCGCATCGACCGTCCAACGGGTCAAATTAGGCAATGCTTACTGGGAAAGAATTAGGCGATGCCATAGCGGCCGCCATCAAGAAAAAGGGCGTCACGAAGAAGGCGTTCGCGGACGCTATGGGCGTGAAGCCTGCATCCGTGCAGGACTGGGTCAAATTCGGTCGCGTTGCTAAAACGCGGATCGAGCCAATGATTCACTATTTCAGCGATGTCGCTGACCTCGAATATTGGGGCTTCGACCTTATCTTCACGGAGCGCGTGTCCGATCCGTGGGGGGGGACAAAAGAAAACTCACTCCGCATAAACCCCGAGGTAAACCCTGGTTCCGCTGATGTATCAGGAGGCTTAAAAAGTGAGCGCAACAAGTTGGAAGAATTTATTAGCGAACTCAGAGAAGCCTTCGAGAGCGGTCAGCTGAGCCCCAAGCGTTTGTCGCTGATGCGCGACTTGCTGCAGGACGGCGTCGAAACCCATCCGCCCTCCTATGCGCAGCAGCAGCTTAAGACCCGGGGCGTACATGGCGGAGCACGAAGACCCACCGCGCGGAAGAAGGCAGGATAAGGTCGTCTATCTGGACGCGTATCGAAAGCCATTCGCGCCCCATGCAGTAGGCATAGGTGCAGCGTCGTTTTCCGTCTACGCCCATCTCTATATCGATTTATGCTCCGACGGCGAAACCCGGTTCGGCATCGTCGGTGCGAATAGCGATAACGCCATGGGGCTCCTCGAGCCCATTTTCGTGCTTGGCCGCCAGCTGGCGAACCTGGCGACCCAATGATCAAAGAGTCGGCTTGAACGACACACCGTCGCGATCAGGCCGATAGATCGCCGTCCCCAAGAACTGCACCCTCTTCTCCCCAGTTACGCCGAGAACGTCTCGCGTCGCGTTCACAAAGATCAGCCTGTTCTCCTTCGCCGGCGAATGTCCGGCCTTCGCCAGCCCCTGAGCGACCGCGACCACCAGGGCCTCGGTATCGGCCTCCGATGTGGCAATACCTTCCGCCGGGGGCACCTTGTAGTGGATCGTCAGCGAAAGCGTCTTCTCTTCGCGCCTGTCGATCGTCACATTCGCCCATTCCGGGCGCGGCGCTAGCGCCCTAACCGCAGCCTTCACCACGTCGCCGTCCGGCGGCCCGCTCGGCTGCTGTTGCGCGTGAGCACTGATACACCCCGCCGCCAGCGCTGCTGCCGCCAGCGTTTTCATCGTTCTCATTTCTGTACCCCGTGTGGTTGGAATGCTTCCCGCGCATTCTGCCCGCCCTGAAAAAAATATGGCAATGCCTCTTTACAAGAGATATGGCATTGCCTAATATTCGCTCCATCAGATCGCAACACGCACACGGAGCGAACGATGTCCCAGCAACAGCAAGCCAACCCCACCGCCAGCACACCCAGCGCGTCGTCGCGTGGTGCCCGTGCGCTGAAGCGCGCTTTCCGCATCGTTCGCAACGCCCTGGCCGTTCTCGGCGTCGCGTTCGTCTACCTGCTCGTGCTCGGCTACCAGCAATACGAGGATCGCCTCGCTGCTGGCGACACGACGTGCAGCCTCACGCGCTGCCTGTGAGCCCAGCCATGCGACCGACGCCCACCCGCCTCCCCGACGAGCTGCTCGCGCAAGCGTGCCGAACGCTCGGCGTCGAAGGCGCGCCGGACGAAGCGCTGCTCAATCCCGCGGTTCGCGCCGCCGTGCAAGCCGCGGTCCGCGCGCAGATCGTCGGCCGACCGCAGCGCCACGTCGGCCGCCATGTGACGCCGCGCGCCGCGGCCCGCACCCAAACGTGTTTCGCGTTCGACGAACACACCGTCGATCTGAAGCGACTCGCAGCCAATGACGCAGATGAGGAATGACATGAGCGCTCTCGGATATCTCGGCCTCGCCTCCATCGCGAGCGGCTGCGTTGCCTGGTCCATGCTCGCGGTCGCGAAGCGATACGACGCCCACTTTTCCGCCCCCGCGAACGATGTATCGGGCTCTGACGGAGGCGCGGCCGCGGCGCGCCTTCCGCATGGGGTTTCCATGACGTCGATCGCGCTCCGGCAAGGCTTGCCGGAAGTTCCGGTGCGCATGCGCGCGCTACCCCTCGATTCCCGCGGCTATCCGATTCCGTATTTCGTCGCCCGCATCGACGGCAAGCCGGACTTTCGCGTCGCCGATACGGAGAAGTTCGCGACGTGCATCTATTACAAGCGCTGCTGGATCTGCGGCACGCAGCTCGGCCAGTACAAGGCATTCGTGATCGGGCCGACATCGGCCGTCAGCCGCACGTCCGGCGAGCCGCCGTGCCATGTCGAGTGCGCGAAGTTCGCGGCGCAGGTCTGCCCGTTCATCGTCAATCCGCGCGCCTCGCGCCGCGACTCAGGCATGCCGATGAACAAGCAGGCACCGGCCGGAACGATGTTCGACCACAACCCGGGTGTCGCGCTCGTATGGGTCACCCGTGATTCGATGGCCGTGAGCATCCGTAATGGCGTGATCTTCCGGATGGGCGAACCCGAGCAGACGTTCTGGTACCGCGAGGGCCGTCTGGCGAATCGCGACGAGGTGAAGGCAGCACTCGAAACCGGCCTGCCCGCGCTCTACGACCTCGCGCACGACGAAGGCGAAGCCGCGGTGCTCGAACTCGATACGGCTGTCGCTCGCGCGACCCGCTATTTCCCTCCGTACTCCACTGGCGCCGCGATCGCGATGCCCAGCTAACCAAGCTCTCAGGCGCGCGGCAATTTCCCCGACCGCGTGCTCTCGGTGGCGGCTCGTACAGCGCCCCATTTTTTAAGGATTCGAGATGAGCGAGCAGAAATTCGAGCAATGGGCCTTGGTTGAATTGTTCGGACACCAACGCATTGCAGGCCGTGTCTCCGACCTCACCATCGGCGGTGAATCGTTCGTGCGCGTCGACGTGCCGGCCTGCGAGGCCACTGACGACGAACCCGCACTCCAGGCCTTCACGAAGGCATTCGGCAAGGGCGCGATCTACGGGATCACGTTCCTCGACGAAGCCGCGTCTCGCCTGTTCGTCCGCCAGCTGCGCGTGCAGCCGATCGGCACGTGGGAGCTGAAGCGCGCGCTGCAGGATCTCCCCGTGGGCGGAGGTATGCAGCAGCTGAGCCTCCGCGATGAAGAAACCTCGTACTAGGCGCCGAGTCCCCTCGCCGACCCTGTTCCAACTCTTCGCCTCCGTCGACGACGGGAGCATGGATTTCAGGGACGCATACCGAATCGCCCGCGCGCAGCTGCGCGCCGCCAAGCGCCAGCGCATGACGCAATACTCGAAGAGAGCGAAGCCATGAAAACTATTTTCGTCTTCAACGATTCCCGCCACACCGATCTCGCGATGCACATGACCGCGCTCGGCGAAGACGGCCGACGCGTCGCGACGATCGTGTTCGACCGGAATACGGAACCGCATCGCGAATTTGCCATGGGCTGCACGCACGAGCTCGGCGCGAACGTCGACCCCTCGATCTCGATCCCGGTGAACGACACGCGCCGCGACCTCTTCGCCTCGTACGACCGCATGTACGGCGCCGGCAACTGGATGCCGCTGCTGGTCCAACCCGGCACCGACAACGCCGAATGGCGCCACGCCCTCGAGCTCTACCGCGCGCACGCAGAGACCCGCGGCGCGCCGGAACCGCGCTTCAGCGCGACAGCGCTCGCACGGATCTTCGAAGCCGTCCTCGGCGCGGCCGCGCCCACTCCGGCTCCGGCCGCCGACCGCGTGGTGCATTGAACGCTCTTGAATGAGCGTGAATGACCCAAATAGATCAGGAGATTATTCCGTGCAGACCGTCGAATTCTTGCGCCTCGGCGCCGTGCGTCCGTCGCCCACGAACCCCCGAAAGCGCTTCCCCGAGACCGAGCAGGCAGAGCTCACCGAGAGCGTGCGCAAACATGGCGTCCTGCAGCCGCTGCTCGTGCGCCCGTGGCCGGATGACGTTACTGGACTGTACGAGATCGTCGCTGGCGAGCGCCGCTTCCGTGCGGCCAATACCGCAGGCCTGTCCGAAGTTCCCGTGCTCGTGCGCGATCTCACGGACGACGAGGTGCTGCACATCCAGATCGTCGAGAACCTGCAGCGGAAGGATCTGCATCCGCTCGAGGAGGCCGACGGCTACAAGGTCCTCTCCGATCGTGGCCACACGCTCGAGCAAATCGCAGCCGAGGTCAGCCAGACGCGCACGTACGTCGCACAACGCCTGAAGCTGTGCGCGCTCAATGTGCAGACGCGCAAGCTGTTCTTCGAAGAGAAGCTGAACGCGAAGACCGCGCTGATGATCGCGCGTCTGCCCACCGACCTGCAGGACAAAGCAGCGAAGGAACTGACCGCCCCGTATATCAACGGCGAGCCGCGAACGGTCAAGGCTGCGTCCGAGCACATCGAGCGCACATACATGTTGCGTCTCGACCAGGCGCCGTTCAAGACGGCCGACGCGGCGCTCGTTCCTGCGGCCGGCGCGTGCGGCCCGTGCCCGAAGCGCACCGGCAACCAGCCCGAGCTGTTCGAAGACGTGCGCGGCAAAGAGATCTGCACGGATCCGGCGTGCTTCGCGAAGAAGCGCGAAGCATCTGCTGCGCAGAAACGCGCAGACGCCGAAGCAACTGGGCGCGCAGTCATCACCGGAAAAGAGGCGAAGGCTGCGCTGCCGCACCAGTACAGCCAGCTGCAGGGCGGCCTCGTGCAGCTCGACGACACCTGCTACGAGGACCCGAAGCGCCGCTCGTATCGCCAGATCATCGGCGCCAAGGGCGTGAAGGCCTCGTCACTCCTGGAGAGCCCGCACGATGGCAAGCTGATCGACGTCATGCCGAGGGCGGATCTGAAGAAGGCACTCGCCGATAAGGGCATCGAAGCGCGCAGCGCGGGCACGTCGAACCCGTCGCAGTCGGCCGAGCTCGCGAAGAAGAAAAAGGCCGACGCATATCGCGGCGAGCTCTTCCGTCAGGTGCGCGAGGCACACGACGGCACCGGCCTCGATGACTTCGACCTGAAGATCGTCGCCGTCACGTTCTATCGACGCCTGTGGAACGAAAACCAGAAGCGTCTTTGCAAGCTCTACGACTGGGGCAAGTCCGTCATCAGTGAAGCGGATTTTGCGAAGAAACTCGACGAGCTGGCGAAGGATTCGGAAGCGCTCGGCCGGATGGTGATGGATATCGCACTGATCGACGAATCCGTTGCGGCCACCTATTCGACCGGCAAGCCCGAGCTGCTCGAGGCGATCGCACGCGAACGCGGCATCGACCCGGGTGTCGTGCGCAAACAGGTCGAGACCGATATGCGGCCGAAGCCGAAGGAAAAGCCGGCGCCCGCAAAGAAGGTGCCTCCTGCATCACCGAAGCCGACCGCGAAGGCTGCACCGGCAGCGCCAGCGCCCGCAAAGAAAGTCGCTGCCAAGAAGGTAGCTGCTAAGAAGACGCCTGCAGTGAAGGCACCCGCTGCGAAGAAGGCCGCGGCTAAACCTCGTGCCGGGGCGGCGATGGTGACAGAGGCCGCGCAGGTCGACAACGTCAAGCCGACGCTCAAGCGCAAACCGCAGCCCACAGATGCGTGGCCGTTTCCGAATACTGGGCGACCGTGAGTGACTACCTGATCGAATTGGCGCGCGCCTCCGGCATGTCCATCCAGCTCGATGCTGTGATCGGCAGAGAGCACTACTGGAGCGTCAGCGGCTCGCTGGACGCGCTCGAGCGCTTTGCCGAGGCCTATAGCAACGAAAAACGCGCGGCACACAAATCAGAACAGAAAAATTGAAGGACCGGGCGCGGCCGGACCACCGCGCAAAACCAACCTACGGAGATCTACATGAAGCGCATCACTTTTGCATTTGCAGCAGCCCTCGCACTCGCCGCGGCACCCGTCGCTTTCGCCGGCAATGGCAACGGCAATAACGGCAACGGGAATGGCAACTACGGCGCGACGAGCTCGTTCGGGTTCAGCGGCGGCTTCGGCTCGTCGGTGAGCACGTCGGGCGGCTCGCAGGCCGAAGCGGGACAAAACGGCAATGGCTATTCGTCCCAGTGGAGCAATTCGAGCGGCGGCGGCTATGCCATCGGTGGCACGGCTATCGGCGCGGGTGTCGGTGGCTATGGCCTGAGCGGCGTTGGCGCCGGCGCGTCGGGCTCGTTCGGCTATACGGGCAGCACGTCGAGCGCGAACGCCGGCGGCTATACGAACGGCAGCGGCTATGGCGACAGCAAGTCGGGTGTCGGCACCGACGTCTCGTCGTACGGCTATTCGAACGTCAACGGCAGCTATTCCTACGGCAACTGATGAAAAGGGCCTTCGGTACGGCTAATACCGAAGGCCCCGTGCAACCACCGTTGGGGGTGACAACAATGAAACAGAATTTCATCATCGCGGCGTCGATTGTACTCCTGGCTCATGCGGCCGGAGCAGTCGCACAGACGTCGACGTCGGCGAGCGCGACGCAGAACTCGGCATCGACCTCGACCGCGCAAGGGACCATTCAGTTCAGCCAGGAGCCGGAGCATACCTCGCAGACCGTGCGCAACGTATCGGCGCCCGTGCTCGGCGCGTACGCGGCAAGCTTCTCGCAAATGAACTGCGGTCAGACAGTCCAGTTCGGCGGCGCGGTCGCTGGCGTCTCACTCGTCGGCGGCGCTTCGCACAGCCTGCAGGACTGCAAGCTCGAGGTCGCGGCCGCCGAGACGGTCCGTCAGTCGACGGTCACTGAAGATGTCGACGTGAAGGCGAAGCTGCAGAAGGCCGCGGTGCTCATCCGATGCCAGGTGTCGAAAGAGGTCTACGACGCCTATCTCGCCGCTGGATTCGACTGCTCTCTGAAGCCTGAGGAACTGCAGTCGCGGACCGATACGCAGCCTGCTAACTATCGCGTCGCAGGCAACTGATGAACGTCGAACGAAAGCGCCGGCGCGAGACATTCATGGAGCAAAGCCGACTCTACGTCTTTGCGAAAGAGCCCACGTCCGAGCAGCTGCACGCACTCGTTCAATCATTCGCAGAAATGGTGTCCTGCGATCGAGGTGAGCGCGTGCAGGTGATGATCGGCAGGGTCGCGATCAACCGGGAGAACGTATCAACATAAACATACAGATCGAAGGTAACCACACCCCATAACAGGGGACCATTCATCAGGAGAAGTGATGCAACAAATTCAACTTCCACCGATCGCAGTAGGTCATACCTACCTGTACGGCCGCATCAACAAGAACGGCGATGTCGAGCACACCGTCGTCGCCGCGGTAAATGACGAACGTTTGCCCCGCGAGCTACAGCGCGAATGGGCCAAAAGTGTCGGCGGTGTCCTTTATAACCGCGTCGATGCATTGATCATCTACAACGAGCGCCGCGAGCTGGTGAAGCCTGAGGCGTACTGGACGGACGACGACGTCGAATGGGATTCAGCTTGCGCCTGGTGTCAGAGCTACAGCCTCGGTCACCAGTACGGCTACCGCAAGAGCGCCGCGCTCCGCGCGGTCGCCGTCAGCAGATTCACTGCTTGATTCATTCACTCATTTATTTCGTTATCCGGAGAACCTCAATGTCGATAGTCACACTTGACCACATCGAGTCCGAGCATGCACGGATCGGCGCCTTGATTGCGCAGTTCAAGCAGCAGGCCGTTGCCACCGAGTATGTCATCGAGCGCGTGGTGATTCCGCTTTCGGCTGGCGCACGACTCGCCGGCCCGATCTTCAAGGAAGACGGATCGCTCGACTATTACCTTATTCTGCACGCCGGCGAAGGGGGCGAACTCAATCACGACGACGCAACGGGATATGCGGTCGAGCGCGGCCTCAAGCTTCCTACACGGCGCGAAGGACGCCTTCTTCAGGCTGCATTTCCGGAGTTCTGTGCCGAGGGAAGCATCTGGCTCGAGGAGGAATACGAGGACGATTCAGCTTGCGCCTGGTATCAGTTCTACGGCATCGGTCTCCAGTTCAGCCTCCACAAGAGCGCCGCGCTCCGCGCGGTCGCCGTCAGCAGATTCATTCCTTCAGTAATTTAATCATTTAGCCATCATGGCCCTCCACACCGAGCTCGACGTATATAGAACCGGCTACGACCTTCTCACGAAGGTTACGGGCATGGTCAAGAATATGGAGCGTTCCTTCAAGCGCCTCATCGGCGAAGATATCGTCGACGAAACGAAGAAGCTGCTGATTCTGGTCTATCGTGCCAACGTGGCCGAAGACAAGGTGCCGCATCTTTCGATGCTGATCGAACGCGTCAAACTCGTCGAGCTTCTGTTTCGCCTCGCGTGGGACATGCACGAGATCACCGATCGCCAGTACTGGAGCGTGATCCGACTCACCGAGAGCATCAGCAAACAAGCGGTGAAATGGAGGGAATGGGCCGCTCGTCGCCCGTCTCATGGAGGTTCACGCCGCCATGACTGAGCACCGTTTCAATCTGGTCGTGCCGCTGGCTCACGAAGCCACCGCCATGCGCATCACGGAAACCGATCGCCAGCGTGCGGAACGGTCCGGCGCAGTTTCCCAGACGAGCAATCGCCCGGGCGACGTAGATAGCACGATGGTTCAGCTTACGCCTGGTATCAGAACTACAACAACGGTAACCAGAACAACAACCACAAGAGCGCCGCGCTCCGCGCGGTCGCCGTCAGCAGATTGGATCGAGCGGCAAGATGGCTTTACTGGCGCAGAGCTCATCACGGCATATCGTGATTGCCGGCGCACGAAACGCAAGACCGCGAGCGCGCTTGCATTTGAGGCCGATCTCGAACGAAATCTCACTCGTTTGCACGACGAACTGGCCGACGGCTCCTACCGACCCGGTCGATCGATTTGCTTCGTCATCACGAGACCAAAACCGCGCGAGGTCTGGGCGGCGGAGTTCCGCGATCGAATTGTGCATCACCTGCTCTATAACCGGATCGGACCGCGCTTCGAGAATTCGTTCATCGCGGATAGCTGCGCCTGCATCAAGGGGCGCGGCACGCTGTACGCTGCGCAGCGCCTTGAGGCCAAAGTTCGCAGCATCACCCAGAACTGGAGCCGGCCGGCTTACTACCTGAAGTGCGATCTGGCGAACTTCTTCGTCAGCATCGACAAGTTGATCCTGCGCGAGCTGCTAGCGACGCGAATCGACGAGGCATGGTGGCTCGCCCTGACCGAGACAGTGCTGTTCCACGATCCGCGCACTGACTTCGAGATGCGTGGCGATCCGCGCCTGATGGACCTCGTACCGCCGCATAAGCGGTTGATGAACCAGCCGGCGCATCTTGGTCTGCCGATCGGCAATCTGTCGTCCCAGTTCTTCGCGAACGTCTATCTCGACGTGCTGGACCAGCGCGCGAAGCATCAATTGCGTGCGCGGCACTACATCCGCTACGTGGATGACTTCGTGTTCCTGCACGAATCGACCGACTGGCTCAACGCTGTATTGCGTGACGTGACGGGCTTCTTGCCGGAGCGCCTTGGCGTGCACCTGAACCCACGCAAGACGATCCTGCAACCGATTTCGCGAGGCGTCGATTTCGTCGGGCAGGTGATCAAACCATGGCGCCGCGAGACGCGTAAGCGCACTCGCAATGAAGCGCTGCGCCGTGTTGCGCAAGCGGCAGCCGCTGACGTGCACGAGATGGCGAATAGCTACTTCGGGCTGCTTCGGCAGGCGACGGCCAGCCATCAGGACCGCACACGGCTGGCAAATGTGGTTCGCGATCGCGGCCACGCTGTTGATGCTGCGTTCACAAAGACATATCGCGGCCGAGCCGCCTAACACGAGGATCGAACTGCAATGAATGAGCAACTTCTCCCGTGCGCCTTCTGTGGCTGCACAAAAGTGCCGGTCCGCCAGGGTAACGGAATTGGCGACTACTGGCTCGAATGCACCGAGTGCGGCGGCGGAACGAAGCTTCGCGAAGACGGCGCGGGTAATGAGCGGGATTGGAACCGCCGCCCCTCGAACACCGATCTCATCGCCCCTGCTGCGCCGAAAGATAACGGCAGTACACGCGCCGCACTCGTTCGAATTGAGAAAGCGGTTGACTGGTATCTCGGCAGAAGCGCCTTTACGCAATCAACGAGCCTGAAGGGACTTGAACACAGTAACGCCGTGCGCAAGGAAATATATGCCGCTCATGACGAGGTTCGCGCCGCGCTCGCCGCGCCCGTCGCCACTGTTTCGGTAGCGCCGCACGCCGACGATCTCGCCGTCGATGCTTTCGCAGCAGCGATGAAAGAGAAGCTTGCGCAAGCGCGCGACAAAGGCCGCGACGGCTGGCAACAGTGCGATCCGGACGAGTTATCGGTAATGCTGCGCGAGCACGTCGAGAAAGGCGATCCGCGCGATGTGGCGAACTTCTGCATGTTCCTGTGGAGCCTCGGCCAGTCGATCGGTAACGCAGTGCTGCCATGGGGTAAGCGAGCCGCCCAAGTGCGCATCTACCAGATCGGCTCCCCAGCAGGCAGCGGTACCGTCTGGTGGGACGTTGACCGCGAAAGCTACGAGCGCGAGAAGCTCGCTGGATATATGAAAACGGGGATTGTTTATCGGGTCGGGGGCAGCGGTGCAGTTTGACATGTTCGCCGCCGAACCCGAGCTGGCACCCGAGCCGGTAGATGACCGTGCGCCGATCGCTGCGCAGCACGCGCCCGCGATCGAGACTCTGCCGGAAGTGCTCCGGCCCGCGCCCCTGCCGCGCTGTGCCGAACTCGATGACTGGACCCGCACGTCTCAGCGCGCGTTCCTGCTGTGGATGATCGGCGCGATCGCGCGAGGCCTATACACGGTGTCGAGCATGGTCGCGCTGCCGGGAGTACTCCAGAAACTCAACGGCCTCGGGGGTGAGTGGTGAGCGACCTCAAATACGCAGTCGAACAGCGGCTGCGCTTCATCGACTTCCTCGTCGCGCACTACGGGACCGTCAACCGTGGCGCACTCGTCGACTACTTCGGGATCTCGATGCCTTGCGCGAGCGGCGATCTCAGCGAATACCAGAAGCTCGCGCCGAGCAACATCGTCTACGACAAGAATGCGAAGGCATATGTGCGCGCCGAGAACTTCAAACGGGTGTGGGCATGAGCGAAAACAGCAAAATCGAATGGTGTGACGCGACTTTCAATCCATGGATCGGGTGCACGAAGGTGTCGCCTGGGTGCGACCATTGTTACGCAGAACGCAGCACGCCGTCGAGAGTGCAGAAGATCAACTGGGGCCCGGGTGCGCCGCGCCGGCGCACGTCCGCCAGCAACTGGCGCAAGCCGCTTCAGTGGAACAAGGCGCATGCAGAGTTCTTCGCCGCGCACGGACGGCGCCAGCGCGTGTTCTGTGCCTCTCTCGCCGACGTTTTCGACAACGAGGTCGATCCGCGATGGCGCATCGACCTATTCGATCTGATCGAGCTGACGCCAAACCTAGACTGGCTGCTGCTGACGAAGCGCATCGGCAATGCAATGCGCATGCTGAAGTCGCACGACTGGTGCGCTGGCCAGCGCAATGTCTGGCTCGGCATCACGGTCGTCAACCAGGAGGAGGCCGACCGCGATATTCCGAAGCTGCTGGCAACGCCCGCGCACATGAAATTCTTGAGCATGGAGCCGCTGCGCGGCGACGTCTACGTTCGCGAGTACTTGACCCCGTCATTTCCACACTGTGTTGCATTCGTGCAAGGCAAACAAATGGAGGACGGTTATTGCGGCCGGTGCGGTGGCCACAGGTCCGACCCCATCCATCGCCGCGATACGCACGACTACATCGACTGGGTGATCGCCGGCGGCGAGAGCGGGGCCGGCGCTCGGCCGATGCATCCGACGTGGCCGCGCAGGCTGCGCGACCAATGCGCGGGCGCAAGCGTGCCGTTTCTGTTCAAGCAATGGGGGGAATGGGCGCCAGCGCCAGGCGTCATCGATGCGAGTGGCGGCATGTTCCATCGTGTCGATGACGACGCATGGATGCAGCGCCTAGGCAAAAAAGATGCGGGGCGCCTGCTCGACGGGCGCACGCATGATGAATTCCCGCGAGGTGCAGCGTGACCGACAACGAAAAGTTCTACGACGATGAGATCGCGCCGGCGCTGCTCGAGCTCGCCAACAAGATGCGGCCGAGAGGCATGTCGATGGTCGCGACAGTCGAATACGATCGCGGCCAGCGTGGATCGACCTACGAGCTCGCGAAGGATCGAGGCTTCGAAATGGACCTGCTGCACGCCCTTTCGCGCGCCGGCAATCACATCGATAGCTTCCTAATCTCCGTAATCCGCATGTGCAACTCGCGCGGCATCAGCATGCGCGAGAGCATTTTCCTGAAGAGCTACGGAGAAGATCCGCGATGAAAGCTCTGTCAATCCGCCAGCCGTGGGCATGGCTCATCGTACGTCCCGACCTGACCGGCGCGGCGCGCGAAGTTGCGATCGAGGCCGGCAAGCTGAAAGACATCGAGAACCGCACCTGGCCGACAAGACTTCGCGGACGTTTCCTGATCCATGCGAGCAAAAGCATGACGCGCGCCGAGTATGACGACGTCGAGGCCTTTCTGGACTACTTCGATATCGACATCGCACTGCCCGGGCAAGAAAAGCTTCACCGTGGCGGGATCGTCGGTGCCGCGACCCTCACTGACTGCATTCCGACGGCGAGACGGACTTCGACGTGGCACATGGAGGGCCAATGGGGCTTCCTCCTCGAAGATGTGAAGCCGGTGCCGTTCGTCGAGTGCAAGGGCGCGCTGCAGTTCTTCGATGTGGCCGCCGACGTCGCGACGCAGCTGCGTCAGATGCACGAACTGGGAGCCATCGTATGACGCCCGCAATTTCTGCAGAGGAAGTCGCCGAGGTATTGCGTGGCGCGGCTCACGGCACGCTGCAGCTGACCGTGGTCGGTGAACGCTGGTCGGACGTGTATTGCGGCGATGTCGAAGTTTCTGTTGCTGGCTGGGCGATCGTGATTTTCAACGATTGCTCGGATGTCGATTACGTCGACAGCGCCATTGCCCCCGATGGGCGTAGCGTCGAGTACTCCGACTGGTTTGAAGCCGCTGGCGCGTTTGGGGCCGACCCCATCGACTTACTGTCGGGTGCCGACGAGAACGCCCTTCGCGAGCTGCTGGAGCGCGCATGACGGCGCCACTCATCTCGTCGCAGCGCTTCCTCGACCCCGCCAAGGTCGCGGACAAGGCCGGCCGCTTTCGGGTGTTCATCGTCCGCGTGGCCGAGCTCGAGCTGCGCGGCCGCCGGTACCGGATCCTCGTCGATGGGCATCACACCCTGGCCGCAGCGCGCGCCGCCGGCGTCGAGCCGACATGGCGCGGTCCGCCAGCGAAGTGGCAGCGCATCCAGCGCGCCACCCCGCCAGCCGATTTCGAACGCTTCCTGATTAACAACCTGACGGACTCGGACTGGTACTTCGTCGAAACAGGCGAAGTTGTCCGAGAATTGCTTTAACCCGATCCACAGCGCACGCGAGGCATCATGCAAGCACAGCTCATCCCCGTAAGATCGTGGGCAAGCCGCGTATTCGGCGACCATCAACCGCACCGCAACACGCTGCGTAACTGGATCAAGAACGGTCGCATTCGACCGCTGCCCCGCAAGATCGGCCGCGAGTACTTCTGCCGCCCCGATGCCGAATATATCGACCCGGTCGCCGAGCGCATCGAAAGGATGACGAATGGCCGCGGCTAG